GAATTGTAATAGTTTCAATGGCGGGTCTGTATATAGTAAAGCCAAAGGAAAAAATTTGGGATATCATGCAGTGAGTATTGTGGGTTGGGGTACTGAACCCAGCACAGACAAACCATATTGGATTATTCGAAATAGCTGGGGGCCCGACTGGGCTGAAGGAGGGTTTTTCAAAATGTTGCGCGGAGTGGATTTTGCCGGTGTTGAATCGGATTGCTGGAGTATCGAAGTTTAAAAAAATGTTTTTAATATAAATGCCAAGAATAATTATGTATCCAGGTTCTCCATGGGAATCACGGAGACCCCGGGGTATAGGGTGTAGAATAAAGATTATATTAGGAGGCCTAAAAATAAAAATTCTTAGGAGGGGTTTATATAGGGACAAAAACTGATTTATTACCATATTTTTGTCGCTAGGGGGTTCTGGGGGCTTTCCCCCCGATAAGGGGGAACGCGTAGCTCCCCCAAAACTGAATTTGTTTATTTATCTGGATTAAAATTAAAATGTCACGACCACCAGACAACCTAAAACTTACTGAAATCTCTTTTATATCAGCCAAAGAAGCCCGAGCGTTAGCTGGTAAATTCACTCCAATGTCGACTGAACTTAAAATATCAAAAAGAAAAGCTATGATGGAAGAATGGGTGGATAAAAGTTATCACGTAATTAAAGATGGTCTAGACGCATATATTAAAAAAAGGGCAATCGATGGGTATAATCAACTTACATATAGAAAATATGTATCTCTTCCAATATTATCTGAATATTTTAATAGATTAGAAGACTATGATGTAAACCCATTGATTGACCGAATCAGATCTTTATTAAGGGAGGCTAGTTATATGGGTACAGTAAGGTGGAGAGCATCAGCTTTAGGTCATGACCACGAAAAGGTTTTGTATGAATATAGGCTGTTTAAAGATAGGCTGGTGGGAAAAATCGAATTAACCATTGAAATATCTTACGGCTAAAATCTATATTCATTTTAACATACCCCTATACTACCATAAACTTGATTAAAATGCAATTCTCAAGAATAAATATATTTATTAAAATATATTTTCAGTATAAATGAATAGTTTATATTTCGATCAGGTCGCCAAAATCGTCTATAAAAAGGAAAATGTGATTGGAGTCTATAAAGATGGTAAATTTTCACCTGATCTTAAAGACGATGACGGCGACTTTAAGTTATGTTATTCCACTTATTATGGGTTTACTATTCGGGGGTGGCATTTTAGTAAAAAACGGTTTAGTTTATACCCGTTAAAAGTTATAGGTGAAAAAACAAAAACCCCATTCGATGCACGCGAATTTGACTGCCTCAAAGATATTCCGCCTCAAGTTGGGGACTATATTATCTTTAAACCCGGAACGAAAAACAAGACCTTAACATGGTGCCATTCCACCGTGTTGCTTCGACGCCTATTTTTCGGCATCAAACAAAACCAGATTATCGATGAAGATTTCGAGCTTGGAGACTTTAATAAAATCGACGAGTACATCAAGCAAGCCACCTATAATCACAACTTGAGCAAACACGATTTTTCGGATTATGTCATCGTATAAATGTTGTGGTGGATTTTAATTAGAGTATAAATGAATTTTATCCCCCACCAGCAACATTTTATTCAACCACCAGCTATACAACAACCGGTCGCTCAGCCACCCGTTGCGCACCCCATTATACCTCTACCAGCCGCGCCGGGTGGGTCAATTACGTCGCTATGCATTCCTTTTTTGGGCCCAAATCTCGGTAACATGAATGATACGATCGCAAATAAAATAAAGCTGCTGGATTTGACTGAGCTCGGCGCCTATCAAAAGAAAAAAGAACTGGAATTAGAGCTCTATAAAAAACAGTTGGATATTGATTATGCGCACCAGCAGCGTTTACGCAGCCTGGAAATTAGCCACCTCGAATCCATACGGGAAAAAGAGATTAATTATCTTCATCAACTTCATTCTATTTCCGAAGGCCATTCGCGTGCATATGCGGAAAAATTAGGTCATATTGTATAAATTATTATATAAATGAGCTGTTCAGGATGCAATGGAATTGACGTTTTTCCTTTATTGAAAAGCAAATGCGATACCGGTAGTGGGGCTACAGGGCCGACGGGCGCGCGAGGCCCTAGAGGTGCGCGTGGTCCGGCTGGTGAAGGCGTTGCTTCGAATTATTTATGTGTAATTGATAATGGCAATGTTACTCTGCCTAATAATAGCGAGACGACATTACCATTTAATAATCAAGTTAGTAATAGTGGATGGACTTTTACCCAATCATCAAATCAGACACAATTCACCGTGCCTGAAGATGGCACATATGATATTTCAGTTGACTTGCAAGCTCTTATTACTGGTGATATAGGAGATTTTGATGTCGGTGACTGGGAGATTATATCAAGAATATATATAAATGATTTGCAAGTTGACGCAAAAACTAACAGTAGAACCAATCTACGGATTGGTAGCATAGCTGATCAAACATCTATCCATACTCAAATTATTATTGAGTTAACCACTGGTTTAAATATAAACATCAGAGCAATCGCGGCGATGACCAATTTTCTGGCGTCCCCCCAAGCTGTTATGGATAGAGTATCTTTAAAAATCCAACGTATTGCCTAAATTTATAACCGGTAATCACCGATTATAAAATATTACAAATTAATGTTTCACCGGGCGCAAGGAATAAATACACTTCCGGCGTTCTTGGCGCTTGACTGCGGCTGCCTTTTTAGTAGTAGTCTTGACTACTTTGGCCTGTCGGCGCGGCGAGCTCACATTTTGCGATCGAAGGACGGATCGCACCCCAGTACTAGTCCAGGGTTTACCACGCTTTTTAAGGCGGTCATTATTCAACTTGGCCGCGATATCGGCTGCGGGCTTACCCCTTCGCGCCCATTCAACAATCTTTTTAATAATAGCTTGTTCCGCAGTATTTCGGATAAACTTGCGGGCACCATTCGGCTGGCGAATCGCATCATACCCATACGCAGGATTACCAATATCATCCCCTCGGCCGCGGCGAAAGGCGATATTAGCACGAACGCGTTCCGAGATTTGTTCAGACTCACTCTGGGCCATACAAAGAGTCATACGGATGAGATGCTTGTGAGCACTAGTATCATAAGCAACATCTTCCATAGCCGAATAAAAAGTCACCCCATTGGATTTCAAGGTATCAATAAGCACCAATCCATCCAACACATTTCGGGAAAAGCGAGACATGTTATAGACCACGAGCATATCACCTTCGTCAGCATCGTCAATCACTTGACGAAGTTTGGTTTGACGATAAGCCGAGGCCCCGGAACGAACCTCGTGAATAATCACAAGGTCGCGGGTATCAATTCCACGAGACCTGCACCATCGGCGGATGGCAGCTTCTTGGACGTCAAGCGAAATATGACCCTTATTCCACTCGGATTGTTGCTTGGAGCTAACACGACAGTAAATGAAAATCTTAACCATGATTGCTATTGATAATTTTTTGTTTGTTTGGCCAAGGATGAAAATCAAAAATCAATTTTGGGGGGACCTGCGCGTTCCCCCCCAAACCCCCTAGCGAAAAAGTGTTTAGAATATATTCCTTGATGAAATTAAACGAACTATTTAAATTTATATTTTTACAACACAACTATTTATCCCATAATTATGGGAGAAATAACTATTTCATTGTTCCGTTGGGTAAAATATTTTCAGGTCTAGGATCTGATCTATCAGATTTATGACCAAATTCAATAATCATTACATTATATAGGCGTCTACGCCTTTCATAATCAAATAATCGATCATTTTCATAGATATCTTTAACAAGATTATAAAATTTGGTAGCCTTTGTATTAGTATCCATTTTGTCTTATATTCTCTAAACTTTAAATTATATTATCAATTTTCCTTGTAAGTCGATAAGTAATCCTTAATCAAGGATTATTTACCAATGGTTTGGCCACCAACAATATTCACATTTTCGCCGTGTTTGACAGTCATAGCATTGATTACAAACATGTTCTCTTCTGGCTTTTACTTTATACGCTTGTTTTAAGCTATCAGAAATGCCCTTAAATCTAACCATAGCTTCAGGAGTTGTTCCGCGTTCCTCACACCATTCGTAATACTCTTTGGGGGTCATTCCGCGTTCAGCACACTTTTGCTCGTATTGTTCATTTGAAATATTTTGCTCCCGAGCTGCCACGTAATACTTGTATTCCGGGTTTGAAGGTGAAGAGTCCAAATTAGCCATTTTTGATATGGGCCTGGGACGAAAGAAAAAAATCAATTTTCCTCCATCTTATAGGAGAAAACTGATTAAAAAAAATAATAACAATATCTTTTACCGTAATAATGGATGTCGAAAAACAGTACAAAAATTACCTTGAAAACTATTTTACTATTGAAATACCTTTGAAGAGTTTAGAATCATTGCGTGGCGATAAGCTTTTTATAGAATTATGGAAAGAAACCACGCGAAAGGCGGGTACAAATATTCCTGTTCGCTTTGTATTGCATGCCTTTGAAAAGGTGATCATAATATGGGATAAATATAGATGTTATTGTGCAAATCCACCGATTCTTAGTTCGGACGTGGTTTACGATGCCCTGCATACTTATTTTTATAGTTCCCCTGTATTTACTGCTGGTGTAATGGAAGTAATAAAATATGGATGGGATACATCAAAAGTAAAGAGCATTGATTGGGATGATATATGTTTGCATATCGATCAAAATCAGCAAATAAAAGAAATGTGGGACGAAGTTCTGGATGAATTTTAGTCTAATTAGACTAAAATTATACTCTTCTTAATCATGGTTTTAACCATATAAACTAAGTCTCTTTTATGGGTAGGCCAACGATATAATTTAAAGGATGTATTACAATAAATGAGCAATATCAATTTAGACGATATTGATACCACCAACGCAAGATGTATTAAACTTGCACCTGGTGAATATATAAGTGAATTGTGCATGTATAATTGTATGTATGATCCTCCTCTGTTTACCCAACATCTAGAGCCTATTCGTATATGCATTGAACGTAAAATTCCATGGTCCGAATCATCTAAAGAATTTATACTTTACGATTCTTTTTTAGAAGAAATTAGTATAGAGAATTATCCCTATGAATATTATCTAATAGACGTTGACAGTAAATTATTAAACAGCTCGGTTGAGGGTGCAGAAGAGACTGTAGATTTGTTTGAACGTGATGTCAAGTCGCAAACTCTGGATCGTATTCCACACGCCCTAACTACTTGGTTGGCTGATCAATCACTGTTAAACTATTTACGGGCTGGGCAAAGTCTATTTGATTTCCCCCGGTCGCAAAATGGACGATTTAACGGGCGAGAAAATTTAATTCAAGTATCGGTAATTAATGGTCATAAAGAAATGCGCGATTTTAATCCTGAATATGCAATTTGGGTAAGAAGAGTTTCGCGTGTACATGGTATATGGGATAAAAATGCACCAAATCCTAATTTCGATCCAACAAAACCAGTTATTGTGACTACAACTGACCTTAATTTTGTTCAAGTAGCTTTAATAGATAAAAAATATTATAGTACAATGTTCTTCTCTGCTTAATAAATATACGTATATTTGCGTATATTTACAGAGACGCGCGGCGCCCGGATTTTTTACCTTTACCATTCCCGTTACAGTAAACAGTAAAGCCCAGCAAGCACAACAAGATAAGAATAACAATAATCCACCATATCCAGCCGTTGCCCGTGGAACACATTTGGGCGCGTTTAGATTGGGCTTTATGTGTTGAAACATTCATTGATGTAGATAAAATTTGATGGTAATAATTAATTGCGCTGGATGCTTTCGGAGTTTGTAATTGTTGTGCGATAGGTAACATTTGTTCAAGACTTGCTATTGCTGTATCATAGAAGGATTTATATGATTCCCAAAAATTCTTTAATTCATCCAAATCAGTAATTCGGTTTAACTGATCATTAAAAGAGGCATGACTGATAATAAATCGACCAGAAGGGGTAGGGGGTAAATTTATAAACTCTTCAGTTTTGGTATTATATGCAGTTATAAAGTCTTCCATTAATTCACCAGCCTCATTCTCTATATCTTCTTTTTTTTCTTCAACGATGATTTTTTCTTGGTCTTTGAGTGCAGGGTTTGCTAAACTCCTTTCTAATACTTCATTAGTACTGTTAATCAATTGTTCAAAACCTTTCAATTGAAGAACTACTATACTAGTAGTGAATTCGTCATATACATTTAAATAATCCTTATCTGAAAATTGTTCAAATTTATACTGGGACACTGTGTCAATGCTAAATCTTTTATATTCATCCCATGTTTGCATAGCAAATAAAGCTTCTTTATAGGGCTGAGAATCTATGGTATCAGCGTATGCCAAATAATCAGCTTCATTTACATTTTTATATTCTTCGAATAGAGACATGGTATTATTGATGGAGGTTGTCATTTATAGTATGACAGAATTATTTATTAAAAAATAAAGGTAAAGGCTTAAAAAATTTTCCAACAACAAATGCCTGTTTTTGTAGTCTTTGAATGGTATAACGATGAATTTCGGAAATCCGTCCAGCGTCGCGTCGATACGATTTACACACAAGAATCCTCCGCGGATTCACGGGTGACGGAAATGATAAACACCCGCTATTTGCACGATAAAGAATCCCTTGAACAAACCATAGAAGACATTCAGCGCCGCGGGCTTCGCGATCCTAAAACAAAAAAAGTAAGCCATGTCGTACCCAAACATCTTACGCTCCGACTTGAACGCGAACTGGTCTCGGTTCAAAATTATACAGTCTGGCTCAGAAATATCGGCGAATTGCCTTATTATGAGGAACATCGACTTAATAAATAATGATGTCAATAAATGATATTTAAAAAACTTTTTGGTCGACGGCGCGGCACAGTCAAGCCTGAAAATATAAAAGACATACAAATAATAACCAATGAAGCACGTCAAAAAGTTATGGAAGAATTTATTGACGCGCTGATTCCTCAAATTTCAAAGGGTATTGTGTCCCGCGCGCGGGACGGTTTTAATGATTATACTCAGATTTGCGAAGAAATGCCTTCATATTTTGAGGACGAAATGACTGTCACATATATGGTAGAAAACCTAAAGACTAATTTTCCTCGGTATAATTTCCGACTTTGGTTTAAAGGGTGTAAACCACCGGGCGATCCGGATTTAATTGTGAGCGTGAGCTGGTAATATTAGCCATAATTATGACTAATAATTAACTATGTTTCATTTTATATTTACCCATAAACTTGCGGCAGCAATATTGGATAGTTGCCGCGTCTTGCATGGAATTAAGCACGCAAAACCCGCACAGTAAATCATCATCATACCAATCATTCGTATAATTTTGCTGCACCCATCCAAGGATGGATTTTGGATTATAATTTGGATTATAATTTGGGTTGGCTTGTAAAAATTCATAAAGAGTATGATGTAGGTGCATTTTATAAACCAAGGTTGAGGGTTTAAAATTCAGTTTTAACGTTTGTTCTACGGAGCAAATCAGTTTTTTGTGTAAGCGCGAAAAAAGTTTATTCATTGGAAAAATCAGGCGTCTCACACATGGCTCGAATGCATTTTATGTTATTACTATCGATGGCATAATTAATCGCCGTTGATCCATCGTTATCCTCCTTATCTATGTTGATACCGGCTTTAATTAAGGGGGAAATACATTCACTGTAATTATAGTATACAGCATGATGGAGGGGAGTACAACCTTCATTATCTTGCGTATTTACATCGGCACCCGCTTTTATTAATATCTCAATACATTTAATTAATCCATCCTGAGCGGCATAATGAAGAGCATTTAAACCATCATTATCTTGCGTATTTACATCGGCACCCGCCTTAATTAATATCTCAATACATTTACTATTACCATGGTTGTGTATAGCATACTGTAGCGCGGTACACCCATCATTATCTTGCGTATTTACATCGATATCTCCTCCTCCCCCTATCAATAAATTTATACACTCAATACATCCATTCTCAGCTGCACAATGTAGGATTGTGCATCCATCGTTATCCTGTACATTTAAATCAGCGCCCTCCTCTATGAATGTCTTTGTAATACAACAATAACCCTTTAATGAAGAATAATGAAGAGGAGTGCACCCATATTCATCTTGTATGTTTACATCTGCGCCCTTTGAAATTAAATGCTGTATGTGTACATCTGCGCCCTTTGAAATTAAATGCTGTAATGGGGGTAGACGTCCCAACCTGGCGAATTTTAATAAATCCCTATTTATCTCATAAATCTGGCCAAGGTCCGGGATAGGTATTGAACGTACAGGGGTTGGCAATTTAATATTATTTTTTCGGGCGTAATATCCGATAATATTTTTTAATGAAATATTTGGAGCAAATCGTGTTACGGACTCTCGACACAAAGGGCACGTATCTTTCTTTTTAAACCAAATTAAAACTGAATCATAGTTTAATGAATGCCCGCAATCCAATACTATAGGATCATTCATTATTTCGAGGGATATAGCATCAACAAACTCTTCCTCAAATGCATCATTCATTTTTAGGTTTTTTTGCTGTAAAAACTATGGTAAAAATCAGTTTTTCTCGCGCTGGTTCTACCCTGCGGACCGAGCACTACTTAATTTAATACATACAAGTTATTATATCATAGCAGGGTTTACGACTTTTAATTCGCTCTTTATTAGTTGATCTTTTGTGGTAATATTATGACGAACCATCTCCAGCGCGGCCGCTTTATTGAGTATCATTCCTTCCGGGAGTAATAATACTTGCCAATCAGGATAAAAATCATTGTATTTGATATACTGTTTTTTAACGTCTGATAGTGTTTTGCCTGGAGAGTATATAAAAAAAGCATCATGGCTGCAAGTCGCCAACAAATCATGTGCTACTCCTACGAGATTCTTCGGTTGTTTATATTCGACAAGTTCGGTGCTAAGATCTGAATCAGCTAGCGCTTTTGTAATGTATTCTCGGTTTTGTAGCAGCCGCACATCATCACCAGGAGTATTTTGAATTAAAAGATTACAGATACGAAGCGCGGCCCCATAAAATTTATGTTTATAATAGCAATCCAGGGACGCCTTTTCGGCTAGCTGGGTAGTGTAGGGTTCAGTCAGAAATTGATAGTAGGTTGAGGACTCAATTTCACGCGTGTAGAGGCCTGTTTTATATGGAAATTTTTTATTTGGTTGATAGATAGTAACCCAATTTTTAGTAGCTTGTGTGGAATATTTACCCGTGGTACTGATTACTTTTATAAGCGGGTTGGTTCCCAATTCGCGTAGCTCATCAATGTCCGGCGCGGTTGAGGTTAAAGCGTCATCACTTATTATATCTTTACCCGCTATAAACTTAAACCCTTCAATCTTCGGCGGATCCGGTGCCGACCATTGAAATTGTTGCTGTCCGTTTAATATATAACTATTAGGAATACCAGAATGTTCGCCTGATTTTGGCCCGGTGTGGATGCAATATATATTCGGAAAAAATACACTATAGTATCCCCGCGCCACATATTCCAAACCATAAATATTTTCAAAATGCCCGTAAAAATCGCTAAAATGACCAAGCTCGCGAAAAACGCTCGCGCGGGTGATTGACGGGCGCAGTGAATAATGCGGCCAATAAGTATTATTAATATGGGTGGGGAGGGTTGAATTGTAAGTGTAATGTTCGTGGGTATTGGCGGGATGATAAACGTGTTGAATATATTTTACGGCGCCAAAGCAAGACACGTGCTCAGTCCCACCAGAAATATTACTGTTATGGGCATCGATATCTTGGGTGTAATGTCGATTAACTAATACTTGACCAACATGCGCATCGGATTCTAGTATACTGAGAGCATCCAAAATAAAATGTGATTCTTTAACAAAAGTCCAGTCATCTTCAAGGTGAAACACATAATCAATCTCTGGGTGCTCCCCTATATGGTCGACAATGCGGTTCAGGCTTTTAATATGGCCCCGTTCTTCCGGCGTTTTGTGTATAAAGGTAAAAAAGGGATATAATTTCAACATTTCCGCGCGGTCTTCTTCGGTTGAATTATCATCAATACAAATCCATTTTTTGATGAGTCGATAATCCAGGTTACAATTAATAAACGAGTTTACTGTTTTCTTGAATAATTCCAGTCTTTTGCAGCTTGTAATAGTGAGTATAATATTTGTTTTGAGCGAGTTGTTCATAATCTGGGCTATTTTCGCCTGAGGGTATTCTTCCTTTAGAGCGGCTATTTTCTTCACCTCAAATGCTTGATTGGTTGTGAAGCAGCGCTTGATGTGTAGGGGAAGATCGCGGTTTAATAGATGGTCCATGCGTTTAAAACATTCAAATTCAGCACCGGTATAATAAGCCGCAATACCGATCTCTAATTCAATTTGATAATCATAATATTTTTGCTTGAGGGGATATTTGGGGTCTACGGGCACCGTAAACTTTTGAATTAAACCGCCAATCATATAGGCTAAATGATACTTTTTACGCGTATTAAAATATAAAATTAAATCGCCGATAGGTTCAAGATAGTCGGGTTCTTTGATGTATGCCATTACCATTGTAAAAATAAGATCTTTATCTGTGGTTGTTCCGAGCTCCATCATACATTTTCCGCGCCCATATAGGCTCAAATAATCATCGTATTTTTTATATATTTCCAGCGCCGCCCGGTATTGTCCTTCTTCATATAATGTATCTGCTTGATTCATATTTCTAATTATAGAGTTTGCTTATGCTTTTATATACACAGATAATTAGCGTGTGTGAGGCACAACGCACAAAAATTGATTTTTGATTTTCATCCTTGTGTCAGATACCCAATAAAAAGAAACAATGACTACTGATATCAAAAACGCTCTTCAAGCCAGCTTTGTTGTTTGCCTCGGTGACTTTTTTAATACTCCTGCGGCCAAACAAACCATTGACTCGGTTTTGGCCGTCAAACTCGGCTCCTTTTTCGATGCTGTGTCGAATAGGACCAACGTTCCGGTTGATGATTTGGTTGCTATTTTCAAGAGTTGCGGTACTGGATTGCCGGCTCCTGAAAAGCCCGTAGCCGAAAAGCCCGTAGCTGAAAAGCCCGTAGCCGAAAAGCCGGTTGAATCCCCGAAGAAAAAGACGGTTGCAAGCAAGCCTAAGAATACACGCAAAAAGGCATCCCCAAAGCAAAAGCCAAAGTGCCAAATGATTCTTACCGGTCGTTCGGCGCGTAAGGGGCAGCCTTGTGGAAAGAATTGCAAGGCCGGTGAACAATATTGCGGTACCCATCTCAAAACCCAGAAAACGAAACTTGCCGTTCCCCCTCGCAAGCCAGTCCAGGCCGATCCTGAACCTGAACCTCAACCTGAACCTCAACCCGAACAACAGGGTGAAGATGTCTCCATCAATCACAACAAGTTTGGGAACTTGCAAGACCCAGAAACGTTCTTTGTATTCAAGGATGGCCATGATAACCCTCCGATGGTTTTCGGTAAACAAGACCCTGAAACGGGTAGCTTTTTGGAAGTAACTGATGAGGATCGAGAATATATCCAAGAACAAGGCTGGGACTTCCATGTTGATGATGGTGCTGAGACGGAGGTTGACGAGGATACTATGGCGGATGATGAAGAAGAATAAATATTCAAGCCAATTGGCTTGTATATTTTAATTAATAATAATAATAACTTTTTTCAGAGATTTTTTCACCTCCTTTAGGGGTTGCCTTTACTAGCATATAAACGATAAGTGATAGTAGAAAAAGAATCACTAAACTACCAATCCCGATTACAATGTTTGCCTGTGTTCTGTCATCCATTTATAATAACAATAATTTTATTCTTAAAATTGAATAATTAAAAATACTCACAAAGACCAAAAAATGCAAGACGTGCTCAATTCTATAATAACATCCAATGGAAGCCCTCCGGTAACCCATCAAACATCAGAGTCATTGATTATATACCTCAATGAACAATATAGCCTAAGACTCGACTTTGATTTATTATGTATAAGTATAATTTTTACTAAAAATGGTGTGAATGATTTAACTGTGCAGCATTTCTCTACCCAGCAAGAATGGTTGCAAACAGTTGAATCTTTTTTGAAATTTTTCGACTTTACAATAAAAATGCCTTATAGGAGTTTGGATAGATAAAAATGAAGGAACTCGATGACCTAATCAAGGGATCGGAATCAAGTAAAATTTTACACCAAATCAATACTCAATTCCCCAAACATTTCCACGAACACAGCCATGTTTTGTATGATATTCGCACTCTGCTAGGCGCCGACCGAGAAATAACATACCTTGAAATCGGGTCTTATATTGGTTCTTCCGCGGCATTAATGTTGAAGCACCCCTATAGGTCGCGTGTTGTATGTGTCGATCCTCTTATTTTACCCGCTGCCCATTATAAAGGAACCAAATCACAGGAAGCTACCTTGCGCGAAACCATCACTAAAAACAATCCTCGCAATTACCCTGTAACAATTCATAAAAAATATTCTCACGATGGGTTGTTGTTGAAGCAATTAAAAGCCGTGGGGACGAAGATAGACCTCTTATTTATTGACGGTGACCATCGGTATAAAGGTGTAGTTGCAGATTGGAAAAATTATGAACCATTCGTTGCGCGCGGGGGATTTATTGTTTTTGATGATTATTTGGACCCAAAATCGTCGCCTGAAGTACGAAAGGCTGTAGATGATATTGTGGCGAAATTGGACTGTAAAAAATATCAAATCATCGGGTCATTACCAAACTATCAAAAAGCATATTCACCAGTCCCTAAAACCCATAGCAACGAGTTTATTATTAAAAAGTTATAAATTTAAGGCATGATTATACCTTAAATGAAGCGTATTTATTTCGTATCAGCGGTAGCCGGTGTTTTAGGTTGGTGCGCTGGTGGTGTCGCGGGGGATAATTATCGATTAAACCGTGAAATTAAAAAGTGTCAAGATCCACACTGCCTGGCGCATAAAAAACGCGCGCCTACATCATCCAGCAGTAACGATAGCGGCCAAAATAATTGTCAAAATGAAGCTCGTAAAGATCCACAAAAGTCCGAAGACTACTGAGTGCAACTCCAAACGCCACTTTATCGGCATAAATATGTTCAATATCCGCAGGTAGATAAAACAGATGACTCAGTAAGAAATCATCCTTCCATTCTAGTTCGGCCTCTTCGACAATTTCGCCGGGAAAATCAATAGCAGCCGTATTTACCAGAAAAGTTTTTATTTTTTCATAATAGCGGGTATATTGGTCTTTGCGGACGGCATTCAAACGCGGTGGTTTCATTTCCTTTATACAGTTAATATTAAGTAGGAATCTTTATTTTCATCAGGAATATTTGAAAACTCGGGCATCATACCGTAGGTATAATCTTGGTTTCGACGATGAAAAAGGTCCCAGTATTCCTCCGAGGCCTCCTCGTCCACATCATACCGGTGCGATCGCGGCGAAATTTCTTGCAACAACGGATCGGAGCCCAGATATTTATATCCGTCGGGATTCGGGCCGAGATATACGCCGTCAGCTACAACGTGTTGCGGATTAACGATCGGCTTGTTTTGGCGGCGAAAATCTTCCTCGAATAATTTAGGTGTTACATGGCTCGAAATCAACCCGCTTTTCTTGTCGCAACCCCATACCATAGCCAAGACAATAATGATACACAATACAAATAAAAATATTGCTTGATACATTTATATATCTAAATTTTTATGATGTATAAAATTTGAGTATTCAAAGACCATGCTAACTCTGGCGAAATGGTAATTGCTCTCTACGTGGGGTGTAGTACCGCTAAAAATTGAAAATTCATTAAGATTTTTTTACTAGTAAAATGGAGACCACAAAATTTTTACGCGATTTTCGAATTTCTATAAACCATCTTTCTAGGTATAATTGGGAAATGACCCGAGCGGTAGTTTACCGTAAAGAAAGTAGGGAAAAATTATTAAAATATTTTTCAATTGTATTTGTACTTGCCATATTTAACGAGCTTAGTTTTGGATTTGTAATTTTATTTAAAGTATGCCTGTATGGCCTCTTGGTATTACTTCATTTTGAAACCTTTATTTCACCACTTGATCATGATGCGCAGGTATATTATAAAATAGCTGATGATAAATTACGATGTGCCCATCTTTCTGGTATGATAAATGATCACATAGCTTATATTTGCGCAGATTTATTAGACCACGCAAGGTGGAATAAAAAAACCGACGTTAAGGTGCCGGATTATATGGATATTTCTTTATTCGTGACTGCGGGATATCATGTGGATGAAGATAGAACTATTACTTATAGACCTGATTAGTAGCCGTTTCCCGACTTTTGATTATGTCTAAACCTAAATTAATTCTATTTTGAGGCATATATCACAAGTCAACCAATTTTATGGTATAATTAAACCATAAAATATTAATTTTTCATCCTATAATCAGCAATATCTAATTTCGCCTTGTCGATTATATACTTAAAATCCCGAGTATTCAAGTAATACTTTTGGTATGAATCAGATAATCGCATATATACACCCCATGAATCAAAAAAGTCCCATGTAACATTACCAAAAACAAAATGCTTGCAATAAATAGCGCAAATATCTTTATAAGCATCAGTTTGATTGATGTTGGATGACGTATTTAAATTTTGAAGTTCATCCAGTCTGTTATACATACGATCTACCATACATTTAGGTATAGATGACAAATCAACCATTTTTATAGTGTAAGTAAATTATAAATCACTTGTTGTATTAACCAATGTTTTTTTACCCACGTAAAAAGGCAAATTATAGATTGATTAGCGACCTCACATTCAAGGCGGTATAAAACAAACCACGTAAAATGGCCGGATTATATGGATAAAGAACTATTACTTATAGACCAGGTTCGTAGCTCGAAAAAACTGATTGTCCCGGAGTACAAACGTAAAACTGATTGTCCCGGAGTACAAACGTAAAACTGATTTGTCCCGGAGTACAAACGTAAAACTGATTTGTCCCGGAGTACAAACCTGAAAACTAATTTATAGGTTTCTATCGCTAGGGGGTTATGGGGGAACGCGAGGTCCCCCAAAATTGATTTCGAATTCTCCCTTAACGATAACTCAAAAGATGGCGCACCCCTACAATGAATATTTTCCCAAATGCATGTTTTCCCTGGGAAATTACAACCGGCAAAATCCACTCATTTTACCTCCAAAAGCTGGCCTATTTAATAGAGAGGGTTTGATGAGGTATAAGTTATGTAGTATCGTAGCCCAGCATGTTAATCGTTCTTGTAATGACTATCGCGGGCTCTGCTTGGACAGATTAGATTCTTCAGGGTATGCAGAGGATCTCATTTATGAGATGGCAGGTGAACTCGGTATATCTGTAGTTAAGCAACACAATGATGATATTCTGTATCGTTTTGGGTATAATTCATCGACTTATACTGAAGATCAAAACCAGGCTGCCCGCGTTATTCAAAACGCGTGGCGTCAGCACACCGCGTCAAACAAATAATCGGTTGATTAACCGATTACTCAAAATTGAAAAATTTCTACCAGCCCTTTCAACCACTAAAATGGACGAAGTGGAAAAAATGAATCAAAGGCGCGATGCCTGGGTTAGACGTTTATGCTGGACTGTTATTAGTGTTATAGCATTTGGCGGTGCTAGCTTGGGTCTATTTTTGTCTGGTAATGATGATGAAATTAAGATAATTATCGCTATTACTTTAATCTTTGGTATATTGTTGGTGAATATATGTTTTATGAATAATTGTTATGAAAAATTAGTTTTCTTCAAATATACATGGAATCTACAAACTACTACTTGTCTCCATTTATGGTTGGCATTGATAGTATTTCTATGGTATATGATTACGGCAGTGGTTGTTACCGGGAGGGATTATACCCTTAAACTTGATTTAATATTTATGATTATGACTATTGTTTGTATTCCAGGCATAACCGAATTTGTGGTAGCGGTTATGATAATTTTACTTTTAACCCCTCTTGCTTTGTGTTACTTTATATTCAAACCTATAGTCATCTTTATATATAATTATATAAAAAATTTCGTACATAATATTTATCAACAACCCCAGGTAAGCCCCGGGCCATAAATAATCGGTTGATTAACCGATTATTTTAATCAAAATTGAAAATAATGGTTGTGGGTTTATCATCATAAAATGGAATACGCAAAAACCCTTTCCCCTAAGGAACTCTTAACCTACATCAACAAGTTAAAAAAGGATTATTATTACGGGCGCCCGCGCGTCAGCGACGATGAATATGATACCATTGTCGAGTTATTACCGGCTGGAATGAAGCCAAAAACGGGCATTTCAGTCCCTGCTGGGTATAAAGACAAAACGCGATTGCCTTATTGGATGTCGAGTTTAGACAAGGCGAAATCAGGCACTGGAATTATTGAACGGTTTGCCGAAAAAAGACGTTGCGGTGGGTATGTTGTTATGGATAAGTTGGACGGGTTATCAGGGTTGCTTGTGGTGGGTAACTCGACGCGGTTATATACCCGCGGGTCGGGGGATGAAGGGCGCGATGTCAGTTATTTGTTGGATTATTTATCAGTACCAAAGCTATCACCGGGAGTGTATCGCGGGGAACTTATTATTTCCAAAGCCAATTTTACCCGTTATCGCGCGGCCAACCCCGAGGCGAAAAACGCGCGCACTACGGCTGTTGGACTCGTCAACCACAAATCACCCGACCGCGCGCGCTTGAAATATATTGATTTTGTTCCTTACGAAACTATCGGCGCGGACCCACAACCGCGACCGTATGAACAACTTAAACGACTGCGCCGCGACGGCCGGTGTGTGTGGTTTCAAGGCCTTACAAGCCTCAGCGACCAGGCTCTTACCGATCTTACCCATCAACGTATTAAGGAGTCAAAATATGATATTGACGGTTTGGTGGTGATTTGTGATGACCCTTACACCCGCGCTGACCAAGATGACCCGGATTATGCGATTGCCTTTAAAATTGTAAAAGATGGCCAAGACACCCGCGTTCACCGTGTTGCATGGAAGATTTCAAAAGATGGCTATCTTAAACCTACTGTTATTTTTGATCCGATTTTTATTGATGGAGTAGAAATCAAGCGCGCGACCGCCCACAATGCTGCGTTCGTCAAGGAAAATTGTATCGGTGCCGGTGCCATCATCAAGGTAACACGAAGTAATGATGTGATTCCGTATGTACTCGGAGTAGTTAAAGGCACTGAGCCCGATATGCCGGAGTGTGAATGGGCGTGGAATGAAACACGTAAAGATGCTGTGACGGTAGGTTCTACCAAAGATGAACACCTTCAAACTTTGGTATACTTTTTCAAAGAAATTGGGTGCCAATTTTTCGGTGAAAAGATGATTGAACGGTGCGTCACTGTCGGCCATATGACCATAACCGATCTTATTGATTGTACCATTGAGGACTTTATGCAGGCAGAAGGAATCGAACAAAAAATGGCAACGCGGATTTATAATAATATCCGGGAGGCCCTTCAAAAATGTGGGGAGGCCGCGCTGATGTCGGCGAGTAATGAATTTGGGCGTACGATGGGTAAGAAACGCATCCAACTATTTTTGGACCGTTATCCTGATTGGGACACCGCCGCGCCTACACTTGAAGGATTGCTATCCATTGAAGGTTATAGTAATAAATCGGCTTATCTAGTGCTTGACGGGCTTCCGGAATTTAAAAAATTTCTAAGTAATTTACCACCGCCTTATAATCGGATTACTTTTTATCGGCGGGATACGATTGCCGCGCCTCCACCTAAAAAGGATGGCCAAATGACGGGCCAAAAAGTTGTGGTAACGGGGTTTCGGTCCAAAGAGCTTGAAAATTGGATTGTACGGGAGGGGGGCGAACTCACTTCGGCCGTGAGCAAGAAAACTACGCTGCTGCTCACCAAAGAACTTACAGAGTCCACCAAAACGCAAAAAGCGCGCGATTATGGTATTCCAGTCGAGCTAGTTAAAGATTTTTGTAAAAAATATAATATTAAATAAATGTCTGACTGTTACATTCAGGAATGCGGCCAACCGCGCGATCCGGCCGAGGGTGATTGTTGCGTAATTGAACGCGACGGGGAATGCCTTCAAGGAATATATGAAAAACGTGGGTATAATACTGTAAACGGTGTAAAAACGCCTATATTAGCCTGTATATATGGCACCGGAGACGGTAACGGTGACCCCGTAAAACAAAAAGATAATACTATGATGTATATTGGATTCGGGATTGCGGCTTTATTATTAGTCGGCGGAGTGGTTTATGGGTACCGTAGATATAGGCGATATATGGAGAGTGAACATAAATTTGATTAAAGGTTGATATATGAATGGAGCACAGTATAAGGCCCTCAAAATTGATTTTACTTATAGTTTTTCTTTACTTTAAAATGACCCACAAAGCATTGACCAGGGAAGAAGCAAAGTTTAAGGTTGATCAAAATGAATTTCATAGAATGAATGAGCGAATTAAAAGCATTCAATTAGAATCAACTTCGATTAACTTTTTAGCCATGTCACTTTTTGTACAAACGGCCGATGATGATTTTGATGAATCGTTAACGCATATTCATTCTATGAGAAATTACGAAAGTAATATTTTGTCATTATATAGGCAATCGCAACAGTACAATATTCATAATTTGGATAAAATGAATCACTCTTTGATTAGTATGGAAACTAATCTTATTTTAATTAAGAATGAATATAACAACTTTATTCAAAGTATATGGACCTCTTATGATGAAAAAGAATTATCCAGGTCATATAAATTGGTTCAAACTTTGACTGAAAAGACAAATCAAGTATATCATTGTATTGCAAACAATGAAGATTTTTTTAGCCCCAAAGGACAAACGTGAAAACTGATTTACCCCGGAGGTCCCCCTAAAATTGATGTTTGTTTTTAAACATACATCAAGTTACTTGTCAGTATGGTGAATACTTTTTTAGTTCACCCGGACTATACCATAAATGCCCGGTTATTAGACTTTCGTCGGCTCAACAAACAAATCACCGAGGCGACCCAGATATATAATGTATGCCGTAAAATTAATGCGTTAATACCCAAGCCTTTTTCGGGTAATATTTGTGATTATTACACAACCGCCCGGGCATTAGTACGCGCGCACCGAATCGCGTGGGGTAACCATCCCGCCGTGATTATGTGGCTCCGTTATGAGGATTCGTTGTGTGAATACATCAAAGCGTGCTACCTAGAATGGACCACGAACCGGCGGCGAAAAAATGGAACTCTGTGCCAGTATAAAAACACACCGCCTGAACCCCGGACACCCAACCCACCAAAACCGTGGTGGGTGTATGGGTCTGATTTAATGATGTGCCACCGGGTTATTTTACTCAACAAGGAACGCAACCGTAACGAACCGGCCTGGTATAAAAAAATCAAGTTGTTTCGGGATATACCGCCGGAAAAAATGGCCTACTATACGAAAAGGGGGTATATATGGCCCGCCCGTGTTATGGCATTAATAAGATAACCAAATATTTTATAAGAGTTATAATCTGTAGCGTAGGGGTTCAAGGGGAGAGGCACTCTCTCCTTAAAATTGAATTTGCAGTTATTTTATCTAGTTAGATAAAATAATGGACTACACATCGGGACTCTTCAACATTTTTCTTCACATTGAATGCAATCTATTCAAAAAGGCTGCATTTCTCGAAAGCGTCAACACAAACCTCGAACAACCCCATGAAATTCAGACTGAAAGCAGCCTCACCCGTAAACAATTAAAATCACAGTTGATTGAAAATGCCTTGTTAGAAACCCGTAACAATTTCGATGTTTACCGCTATAAAATGGGTGATATCTACCGCAAAACATGGGCGAACTATCGAAGAATGGACCGCGCGCGCCGTGGGTCAAATAAACCCGAGCCCCAGCTACCAGCCGAACCCCAACCACCAGCCGAGCCTAAAATGACTTTGAACCAGTTATGGGAGTCTCAGCCTTTTACCACGGAATATTTGACCCTTGAACAATTACACATTTTCTTTAGCGAATTTGCCTCGATACAGCACCATGAAATTTATTTGTACTCACTTCCAGAGACACCATTTAAATTTGAGACTTACTATCAGTTAACCCGGGAAATTGTTTCTATGTACGATGATTATCCCGTTACTATTCCGCTCAAGGATATTGAATGTGTCAAATTGATGGATACACACCAAATTCTTAAAATTGCCATCAAACCCACCCATACACAATGGGTAAGCCACGAGGCATTGGAGCAATATTTATGGGCAAATGTAAAGAGCGGCGAATGCGAAATCACGATGGCGCACGAATATTATCCCGACCAAGAATTACAGGTCTTGGACTATGATTTTTTAGCAAATCAGGTGGAGACCCATAATGGGTGGGCACCATTGGATGGTATTATGTGGGTTAAGTTTACAATGGCAGGATCGATAAAGGTCTTGAAGATTGAATAATCACTAGTAATTACTGGTGATTATTACATCAACATTTATTTACTCTTTTAATAATTTTATCTAATTCTAATCTTATTTTACTAGTATTGGTTCTACTCATATTTATTATCTGAGACAACAATTTTTCAAGCCCTTCCTTTTCCTTTTGTAATGACTCATATTTGGCCAGTAAACTATTAAGCTTACTTTCTATTTTTGTACAATCTTTTTGTTCTGTTGCTTCATAGGCGCCTAATTTAGCTTGTTGTTTCTTAGTAGCATCCTTTTCAGTTTCTAATTGGGCCTTTAAATTGGTTATAATTTTTTGCAATCCTTTTTCCGTATTATGAGCATCAGCAATACGAGACTTGAATTCTCCGCGACTTTGCTCATATTTTTGATCCAGTTCCTTATACTGTTTTTTTAGTTGTTGAATTTCTTGCTGAGCCTGTTCATGACCTGATTTTTCGGCTTGTAATTGTTTTAGTCGTGCATTTTCTTTCGCCAAGGCTTCTATTTTGGATTGCATATCACCGTCGCCGGATTTTTGTATATAGCTTATCTTTTCTTTTTGTTCCTTTATTGTTTGTTTAAAACCTTCTATGGCATTTTTATGCACCTCTTGTGCCTGTTGAAATTTTTCTAATTGGTCATTTAATTTTTTTGTACAATCTTTATCCTTGTCCATAAGTTCCTTCTTTAACACGGCTAATTCCGCCAGGTGTTGTTTTATGACTTTTTCCTTTTCTCCCAAGATTTTTTGTGTTTGTTGTGTTTCCGCAAGATCACCACGGGCTTTTACAACTTTTTCGCCTTCGCAATCACACTTCTTAATTAGAGCCTGTGTCTTGGCATCTAATTCCTTTAATTGAGCCGCGATATCATTGTATTGGGTGTCTATAAATTTTATATCCTCTGCATATTGTGGAGCCATTATTTATATTAAAATAATATTAATTTATAGTTATATTTTTAAATAAAATGAATCAAAAAGATTGTATTTTATATGATACAGCATACAAGGTTCAAACACCATTGCTGACCAATCGCGGCGATCCAAATACGGCTTGCGGACGCCCTGTCGGAACTTATATCGGTCATGCGGTGGGTGGTTTGGTGACACAACCTTCCGGAGAAAATGTTATATTCGATCAAACCGTAGAAGACCGTGTGCAAATCAAAGCTAGTGATACCAACAAACAAGAACAAAAGTTGATGAAATTGGAATGGGTTGAACTTCAATTACTCGACCGCGCGGAGCTTAATAATGAGCTCTATTTAATCGCCAAAATGCGCCTCGGTTCCCAGGAACGTTTCGACCATGATATTTGGAGTAATAATAAGAATGTTGAATTTAATATTCCGATTCCTCTCAAGGTGCCAAAGTTCCCCACGCTCGGTGATTCGACAACCTATAATTTGCCCTCCGATTGTAAATGTATTCCACCGCAACTCTCAGCTGGCTACTGGACTGAACCATCCACCAAACCCAACCCATTGCCCGAAGAATGCATTACTCCGCTCGATTATTGCCCCTCGTTAACTGAAGGGCGATATTTTATCATCCAGGAATCTGGCGGGGAGGTATCCATCGATCTCGCGTCAATCTCGGGGCAATATACTCCCTTCCAGCTCGCGCAAGAACTCCAAGACCTCCTAAACGCAAACACTATTTCCGGGATCCAATATATCGTTCAGTTTGATGGCTTGACGAATAAATACACCATCCGTGGCAACCAACAATTCGCGATCAGATTCGCAACCGGTTCAGACCAGAACGAAGGCGCGTATTATTATTTCGGATTCCCGAAAAAGGATTCAGCTGCCGCTTTTACTCATACCTCAACAATCGCCTTTCCACCACTTAAAACCGCGACCGTGACGGCCGAATCGCGGAGTTTTTGGGTCAAGGAAAAGCTTCCCGAATCCCGCGAAACAGCCGAGTTCGAGGTAGTTATTCCCAATAAAACTTATACCTACTCCGAGTTGGCCGATAAACTCCAGGAATGCATGCGCGCGGCCTCCCTCCAACAGGGTATCTATAAAAAACTCGGTACTCATCTCGGCTACCAATATATCGTGACTTTTGATCCAGTCGAAGCCAAATTCCACATCAAGACCTGTGATGAAGCCGAGAAATTTAGCTTACTGCTCCAGCAAACCGCGCGTACCAATAAATTTCCGCGCATCCTCGGGTTTGATTTATTTAACACCCCACTGAGAAATTGCGTTGAATCCGACAACCAAGTTTATGCTATCGATATGTTGATGGTACCGACGATAGTGCCGTATGTTGCTGACCGGGAACCCATCCAAAACCCTCAAGAAATCGAATTAAACGATTGGGGTACGGTTTACTTGGATGATACTTATTACTGCACCCAGCGCGTATTGATGAAGCCTGATGAAGTCTTTTATATGAAGATTGTAAAATCGGACGGTTCGGACTTTCGCCAAGTTACCAACCCTTATCTTTACTTGCCGTGCAATCACCCTCTCAAGGAGTGGCTGCCGGCAGTGCCGGCGGAATATGATGATCCGTGCGGTTATCCCTTCCAGATTAATAATTTACGGCGTTTTGCTGCCCTGGTATCATTCACAAATGTACCACTTGGCTACAGCCATTCCGATAAAAACGGCCGCGTCCCACCGCCGGCTCAACCGGAAAACATTAATCAACCCGTGCAGGGTCAATACGTGCTGCCACCTCTCATCCAAGATGGTCGCCGGACGCGGCCTTTGTAACTTGGCTTAAAAAATTAGAGAGTAATAAATGTCTCAACTGCCTGACAATTATATGAGTTTATTAAAAGGAGAAAATTTGATATATAGGGTAGATCACACAATGCATGTTAATTGTGGACCAAAAGCCATTTATGATCAGACTATGATGCTCGACCAAAAATTACACATAGCATTTAATGCTCTACATAAAAAATTAGATAGTATGAATAAGAGGTTGGATGAGTTGGAAAAATTACAAAGTAAAAATAACTCATAATAATGGGTTATTTTATGGATAGCTCCAAAATTGATTTTTTAGTCTCTTACCTGGCCTAATTTAAAAAATGACTGCGCCCGACTATCAAAAAATCAAAAATCTGCCCATTGACTACCAAGAGTCAGTTATTGAAGAAATTCGAACGCGCCGTCGTAAAGAAAAAAAGGCT